TGTTTGGCTGCGGGGGATAACTCTTTGAACGAATCTAATTGATTTAGCGATGCGACAGCCCCAACGGCAAGCCCAGAAATCGCTGCTTTACCTATGTCAGTACCTCTGATTGCAGCGACTGTTACGTTGTTTGATACGCTCTTAGTTATAGTAGCTGCCACTGGGCTATTTGTAACTGATCCAACTTCTATTGCAACTAAATCTCCCACATACGACCCCGCGCCAGCAGACACACCGTTTACAATAGAGCGTCTTAGCGCAACTATGGGGTCTTCTTGTCGTATAGTGCTGACAGCTAGACTCACAGTTGCTGTACCTACAGCAACAGCTACCGCAGTAGGAACAACAACTGATGCTCCTAAAAGTGAGGTAATTACAGCTGTGCCCACGCCCGCAGCGCCTGCAACAACTAGACCTGCAACAACTAGCGTTCCTACGTCTTTCATGTCATAGCTCTACATAATAGGCATTTACTTTGCCTTTTGTATTAGGGATATTTACTTTGATATTTTTAAAAGGTATACCCGTTAGCTTTGCTACGTCAGCTAGTCGTGTGTCCTCTGTTATTCCATACGCAGCCTTCACTCCTAGACCTTTTAGATACTGAGCAAGCTGGCCAAAAGCCTCGGCCATCCCTTTACGATCGCCAAGTTCTTTACTAAACATATGAACTTCTACAAGTCCTTTACCTTTTACAGTGGTCTGAAAAACAAAATTACCAAAGTGGACAAGTTTAGAGCCGTCCTCTTCTAACTCTTTAGCAAGCGCTTGCATCATCTTAACAGCTGTTTCATGATGTTTAGAGTAATCACGGTTGATAGCCGCAAAAACGATCTCGTTTACCTCTTTTAATTCAGCTTCATCCATCAGTTTTGCACCACGTTATCTAGGACGCTGATAGTTTCTTGAGCCCAATCTTGCCAATTAGAGAATTCGTCAGCATTAGGTAAACCTTCGTTTGTAAAGATATCGATTGATTTTAATCCATTAGCCCAAAGTTTCCACTCTGATTCTGGACAATTTATCTCTAGCTGATTGGAAGCGTAAAGCTCGCACATGAGGGAAGTCCAAGAATCCCACGTATGGTACCTAGGGTCGTATATAATACCGATTGAAAAAGCGGTGCTCATGGACGTACATCACCTATATCAGCGTTCAATAGAATTCTACCTACTTGATAGTCGCCACCTTGAACGTTGCTTGTAAACCGAAGCCTCATTTCACGTCTTTGCTCACGCATGTCTATTTTACCTGTTGTTGAGCTGAAAACATAAGGGTCACTTTCAACGTCTACACTCTGAGCAAAAGCTCGTCCAGTCACCACTACATTCATATCACCTGCTTGTACAAAATCAGGCTCTATACGCTCCAAGCGTATCCATACGTTCTCACCGATCATAGAAGGTTGAGACGGACCTCCAGCCACCAAACCAAGATCACTAGTCTCAAAATAGCTCTCTATCGCGGTGAGGTTTTGTCCTTCAACCGCATCAACCCCGAGCTCGTGTTGCCAGATTCCAACTCTATCTGCAGGTGTGTAAAAAGATAAAGTACTAACACCCGAGCCAGTTGCTGCACTAGACATCGTTATGGTCTGAAGATATAGAGCCGTGACGCTTGTTGAGAAGCCCGAACCTGTACCCCCTATACTAGCTGCGGCGCAGCTTAAAGTGTTCCCGATAACGTAGCCGTATCCTCTAAAGTTAGCCGCAGTTGTGAACGTCACGCTGGTGACAGAACCACCGCTCACAATGATATCAGCCAGTGCTCCAAAGCCAGCGCCACCTGTTAGAGCTACGTTGGTGTAGGTTCCGTTTGTGTATAGCGTACCCCCAGTTATAGCGCCTATCGTTTTGATAGAGTCTACGGTCAAGTTAGATATAATTGTAGGTGTTGCTATGTTCGAACCTGATATAGTCAAAGCTAAATATAAGTTTACATCATAGGTGTCTGAGTACAGCTGAGTGTCTCCACTTAATAGCGTGTAGCTGCCTGATGTGACTAGTGTAGCAGTTGACGTTTCCCAAGAAGCCGTAATAGGGTAATGGAAAACTTGAGAGTAAAATCCTGCTGAGCGACGAGCTCCTAAAGCTGTACCCGCGTCATACCAGACCTGCTCACGAACATTGTATATGATAGCGTCATTACATTCAGTAGAGTCACCGCTAGGATAGTACCACCATATTTCACCGAAGCGAGGAACTTTAGTTACCCAGACTTTTTGACGTTGAGCGTAGTTTAGATTATCAAAAAAATAATTCATGTTGAAGTTGTTAGAGATATCTTTAACGACACCGTTATACAACATAAAACAGTCTGCACCGATCCAATAATAAATACCTCCGTACTCTATTGCGCATTGACTAGATAGAATAGAAGTCTGAGCAGATATAGTGTCATAACGCCAATACTGAGCTGGTGTGCCTACGCCCCCGATGTAACTAACGCGTATAAGCGCGTCTAAAGCCCAAAATAATCCTGCAGGTGAGTTAGAGCCACCGCGAACTGGAAGCCCTTGAATTATCTTGGTAGTTGCTACGTTAACTTCATTAGAATCTGCACTAACCCAGTCTGTAAGGTCATTTGCTGAGCAGTTTTTTATAAGTCCGTTGTTTCCGTACACAAATAAATAGGGATGTAGCGTAACACACCCACCCGAAACAGAAACATTGTTGTTAAACGTAGCTGTTATTGACAACGATGATGTGGCTGCGGCTGACATAGTAACCACTAGACCAACAATAGAAACAACTGTTGTTGCTGGAGATGTTGGAATGCCAGTGCCCGTAATTGTTTGACCAGCAGCTATTCTAGCATCAGCTATGGTCAAAGTGAACGCAGTTGACGTGGCAGTTGTACCTGCGGCAGTAAACACGCCTACTTGAGACATGGAGGTGCCTGTCATATTTCCAGATAAAACTGGGGTATTAGTGGTACTATCGATAGCTGATAGGTTCTGTCCTGGGTGAGCGACGATAGTTCCAACACCGCCCGTAGACGCATAAAAACCATCAAACTGCCACATATTATTAACTGATGAAGTAAAATTACTTACAGTAAAATCAGTCACACCCGCACCGATTCCATTGTTATCAATAGTGAGTTCTTGTAGCCCAGCTGAGTACCCGCTAAATATACGATTAATGCCGTCATTTGGGTTCATCCAAATTCCGCGAGAAGGTCCTGTCAATTGCTCAGAAATTAACCTATAACCGCCCATCTTCCTAGGACGACCGCGCTGAAACCGAACCCAGCGCCCATCGGCATAACTTTCCGCATCGAAAACCGTTCCATCTCGTTGGATACCTGGTTTTGTATCTAACGCAAAGACTTTTGCCGTCAAAATGAACCCCCAGATATGCCGCCTGTAAATGTACCTGTACCTGATATAGTGAGCCCTGTGGCTGCTAATTGAAAAAGATTAACACCCAATATTGCTATATTAAAAAGTCCTGATCCACCCCTGTAGACTCCTGTAGAAGTTTCATTTGTAAATGATAGCGCAGGGGCAGCTACAGTACCGTCAGACATAGTAAGCGCAGATAAACCCGCAAGTACGGTGTTAGCGTTGACAAGGTTTACAGAATCACAAATTAGGGTAGCTTGGTTATTACTTGTTATTACAGCAGAAGTTCCACCTGATATGTTCGTAGTTATCGTGACTGTATAGCTACTAGCTCCACCGACAGTGGCGTTCTGTATGTAATATACTTGGACTGTTGGAGGTACAATGATTGTGACGTTGCCTGTTAGGGTTCCTGTGTATTTTTGAATTACGTTTGCCGCTTCAGTTGGAGTCAGGGTGTAGGTTCCAGAAACTACGGCTTTTGTCAGAACAGTAAAGTTAAACTGTGTAGACTTACCTAATCCTACCGTATAGAAAGCAGTGCCTGAGCAGCATACTACGCAGGAGTCTGTAGGTTGCAAAACAATGCTGGATGAGCCGTTGATAAGGTCACCCCCAGAGCCCGCAATAGTAAGCGACCCTGTTCCTGCATTTCTAACAGAGTAAAAGAAATTATCGCCTAAAGACGTTGAAGAGCCCAGCGTCATAGTCGCTGTTCCTCCAGTAAACGCTCTTAAAGTTCCTCTATACGTAGAATCAACAGTTACAGCTCCAGAAAACGTGGTTACGCTAGTAGCTACGTTGAGCGTTTGAGAAATAGCTAAAAGCCCGTATCCCGCGAGCGTGGCTGCGTTTGCACCTGAGGAACCGATACCGTAAGCTATGATACCCCATGTACCTGCGGTAGTTGGATTTGCAGTGATATAGATGTACTGGGCTTGCCCTGCTGTGACCGCTACAATAGTATTTCCAGCAAAATCTTTCACCGTAAAGGTGTTTGCTCCTGTGTTCCTGATTAAAGCATCTTGACCTACAGAGGTCTGGTTTGCTGGAGGCATTAAAAGGTCCAAACTTCCAGCACTAGCCGTAACCTCCATAATCCTAGCAGCGTAGTCGTCTGTCGCGTTACCATTGATTGGCCACGACAAAGTTGTGTTTGCGCTTAAAGTGATAGAACGATAAGAGACATCCGTCGGTTGAATGACGTTGCCTGTAAAAGGACTGATATAGCTAGCCATTATGAATCCATCGCTATTGCTTGACGATCACCAATTCTAGTCTGGTCTTCCGCTTTGAGCGTAGCCATTATAGTGTCGTAGTTTTGCTGCCACATCGCTGAGCGAGCGTCATTCTTCAAGAATGGCATTGCTTGCAACAACGACCCGTATAAGAGAGCCTGAGGCGCGTACTGCGTAAACCAATTAGACTGATTTGATGAGTCTAAAGGTTGAGGACGCTCATAGTATATGACCTCATAATTATATGCAGAATCTGGAGTAGGACCTACTAACCAGTGCGTATAGTCATAATCACAATAAAAAGCGGGAACGCCTGTAAGCGTAGGATTTGGCCAATACTCACGTATGTACTCATACTTTCTTAGTAGTACGGGTTGACGCTCACCGCTGACCGTAACGTTCATAGATACAGTTTTGCGCCAGCGAGCAGGTTTGTCTATAGTAGCTGTGCTTGCTACCATAGCGCTCGTATTTACTGTGAGCGTGCCGAGAAATTTGATCTCAGCAGCTATAATTTGCTCAGCGAACATAATGAAAGTCGGTATCTTTTCAACCGTAGCTGTATCATCTCGCTCTAGATAAGACTGGATATTTTCGACCAGCGAATCATACGTCATTACTGCAGCAGTAGTCATCGCTGATTTCTCCGTTCTATTTAACTGGGGTAATTATAGCTCTTAAGTAAAGATTCTCGTTCCTGCCTTGTCAATGATTAACGCTTGCTTGCGTGGCTTTCCATTGGGGTCATTAGGTACAGATATATGAGTCCAACGATCAAACTCTCGTATGACTTGATCATACCCTAGATTGGAAGCGATAACGGCTCTAACTACCTGATCAGGGGTCATAGCAGGCACTCTAATATCTGCTGCGCACCCTACACGATGTTGAGAAGTATCCTTGCTTCCTACCGCGTCATTAACCGCTTTACTGCGGAATGCAGAGTTGACCATGATTGGCTTATCGCCAAGTACGCTTTTGACTGTTTCAAGGAACTCAGCCAGTCTTTTAATATTTGCAAGTTCAGTTTCATTTGGTACATTCTCCAGTTCCCGATGGTCGGTGTGAGTTAATTCGTCAAGGGTGAAGTGTTCGCTAAGGTTCATTTTTTACTCTTTTGCATATCCATGATTTTCTCTAGCGTTCTACCGCCAAAGTAAAACGACATGATTAACATGCCCCATTGTCCCAGCAACTCCACATAGTTGTTATTGACCTCAATATCCCACGCAGACATCATCGCAAAAGTCGTGTAGGTGATCAAGATAAATACCAGCGTCATAGGGCGTATGTTCTTGGACAG